ATGACATTACAGCAACAAATAATAAAGGCGCTGGGCGCAAAACCACAGATTAATGCTGAAGAAGAAATTCGCCGCAGCGTCGATTTTCTAAAAAGCTATCTGCAAACTTACCCGTTCATTAAATCACTGGTTCTTGGTATTAGCGGCGGTCAGGACTCCACCCTTGCTGGAAAACTGTGCCAGATGGCGATTAATGAACTGCGTCAGGAGAGCGGCAACGAATCACTGCAATTTATTGCCGTACGCCTTCCTTACGGTGTTCAGGCCGATGAGCAAGATTGCCAGGATGCGATTGCCTTTATTCAGCCAGATCGTGTGTTAACCGTTAATATCAAAGGTGCGGTATTGGCCAGCGAACAGGCGCTACGCGAAGCTGGCATTGAATTAAGTGATTTTGTTCGCGGCAACGAAAAAGCGCGCGAGCGGATGAAAGCACAATACAGCATTGCAGGCATGACCAATGGCGTCGTGGTCGGCACCGATCATGCAGCAGAAGCCATTACCGGATTCTTCACTAAATATGGCGATGGCGGTACGGACATTAATCCGCTGTATCGTCTGAACAAACGTCAGGGTAAACAGCTGCTGGCAGCATTAGGTTGCCCGGAACATCTCTATAAGAAAGCACCAACGGCAGATCTCGAAGATGACCGCCCGTCACTGCCGGATGAAGTCGCGCTTGGCGTGACCTATGAAAATATCGATGACTACCTGGAAGGGAAAAGCGTACCGGAACAGGTCGCCAGAACGATTGAAAACTGGTATCTGAAAACCGAACACAAACGCCGCCCGCCGATTACGGTTTTTGATAATTTCTGGAAGAAATAACGCCCCATAGCTGTGTCTGATAATGCCAATATTATCGGACACAGCATCCCCTTTTATCTTTTAGGAAAAAATTACTGAACGAACTCCGGCGAATGACCAGGACGCCAGCTAATTTCACTGAACAGCAATTGACCTTGCGATTGCAAAAGCCGCAGGGTGTGCTTGCCATCGTACCAGCACGCGCCCTGGTCGGAGGTCAACAGTTTATCACCCAGTTGCCACGTCCCGCTGATCACAAACACCACTCCGCCGCGCGAGCCAAACGTGGTAAACGTGCGATCGGCAATTCTGACTTTCGCCTTACAGATATGAAGGTTAGCGAAATAGATGATTAATCCTTTATATTCAATGTATTATGTTTGTTTTGAGGGGGTTTTGCTTTTTAAAGTAACGGTATTATAAATCCTGTCAAAATCAATCAATTGCGTTCTGGTTTTGGAGAAAGATTTTTTCGGGAATTGCGCATAATCCCGATGCTTCCACCCTGACTACTCAATAGCCAGAATAGTTTTAAGAACGTGCCCTGCAACAGAATAAATCTCTGCCGGGCACGTTTTTTATCCATAATAATTCACCCCTTTTTTATCGGCTTTTTTCTTCCCTGACTCCTGTCCTTTCGCGGAAATATCTGTGGACAGCGACAGATTCAGTGTAAATCCCTGGCCTGGTACCAGTGAGAACTCCACCGACTCTGCCTGCCAGTTATGATCCTCACGTACCCCAAATCCCTGCGTGATAAAACGCATTTCCGCCCCCGCTTTCAGCAGCGCTGGCCTGCAGGGCAGTGTTATTGTCATCCGGCGTCCGGATTTCTGTACCCGCCTGACCTTTGCCTGTGCGCTGTGCTCTGCCGCACCTTTATCTGCCTGGGTAAACGGATGACGCTTATCTGTGGACTCCACATCAACGGTATGCTCACGCGTCCGTCCCGTACTCTGTTCAAAATATCTGACCCCAACCTTACCTTTTTTTTCACCACTCACGCCGGATGCCCCTCCGCGCTCTCCCTCTGTATAACTCCAGCCCGAAACCATATCCGGTGTAATGGTCAGAGCTGGTGCATCCCTGCCGGACGGACTCTGTGAGGCGCCATACTCCAGGAACAACCAGTAACCGTTCGTCGGTTTACTGGTGGCCCCGTACATGGCTGCAAGCCGCGATAACAGCGACGCATCAGATTCTGATGACTGCATCACCCACGGAATACGGATTTTCGCCAGCGCCGGTGAGACCCGCGCCACCAGATTATTTTCAGTGGCGATTGTTTTCACCAGGTCCCCCAGCGTAATATCGCTGAAAGCACGGTTTTTAAGCGCGGTCACATCCGCACCATGTTTTGATGCATTCATGGGGGCCGATGTGGCTGAGACAGTGATTCTGCGGGGTGGACCACTGCTTGCCACCTGGCAGACGGTGAACGTCCCTTTATTTACCAGTTTTCCGTTAAAACCCAGTCCCAGACGCAGCAGCGCCCCTTTGGGAGGTAATGACAGGGTTTCGCTGAACAGCGTTATCACCAGCTCATCCGCCTGTTTTGTTGCTGCACCATTATCCGTGTAATGCAGTTCTGCAAGCCCCCGTTTTATTACCTGCGTAATGTCTTCACCTTCTGCTGACAGACTGAAATCAGGACAGTATTCATTCAGTTCCATAGCTGAAACGCCTCCTGTTCCTCCGGCTCATATGACCAGTCAGGCAGCACTATTTCCACACCTGCCGGATATACCGGGCCAAGGTCAGCCAGCCCCGGATTAGCCTCCAGTACGGTTGCCAGAGACTGATTAAGCCCGGTTATGCCATAATGCCTGCAGCAGATATCATCAAGCATGTCGCCGTCTGTCGTCCGCCAGTTTTTCGCCATAATATTTCAGCTCCAGTGTGAACGTTTTGTTTTTTGGCGCACCGCCGGGAAGAAAGGAGGTTGTGTTGTCCGAATAAGCCGTGGCCACAAAATACCCCATTGAATCTCCCGTACTGGAAACAAGCAGATGGGGTGCCGGTTTTTCATCAACCATGAAGATCAGCTTATCCAGCGCATCCATCCCCACGCCATCACGAAATCCGGCATGCACCATACCCTCCAGCGTTATTGTTCTTGCGCTTTTTCCGGTGTACTGCAGCAAGTCACTTTTTCCGATAAGCTGCTGTTCATCCCAGCGCCAGGCCATATTTCGTTTCATTGTGTTATAGGCCGCCGTGTCAATACTGAACTCAAATTCACCGAATGACAGCAGCACCCGCGACCCGACATCCGTCAGGGAGCCAACAGCATCCCATGCCTCCCGCTCAAGCCGGTTCACTCCCCAGCCAACAATATCCACCATATTTATCACCAGAACGAATAAGCATCCGTCATACCGGATTGCTGACCAAAATTAATATCGCCCAGATTTTTCGTCACCCTTTCTGCCAGCCCTGCCGCATTTTCGCCCGGCTGCTGTGTGATATTAAACTCAGCCTTAATCTGGTAAGTGGGTTTCATTTCCACTGTATTCACAGCACCGGGCGTATCGTTCAGCGCGGACAGGGGATCGCCGCTTCCATTTCCTGGCGCAGCAAATCCACTCTGTAACGTTTTTTCAAAACCTTTAAAGTCCGGCGCTTCTTCCGGCCCCATAAACGGTTCGATGGAATCATAAAATTTCTTATCGTCATGTTCCCATGGCAGAAAAGCGCGTGTCTCCTTGTAAGACTGAACCACCTGTTTTGCCATATCAGGGTTTTTCCTGAGCTGTTCATCAAACCACTCTCCCTGCCCGTTTCTTTCAGCCACGGCTTTTGCCAGTTCTGTCGATCCCGTTTTTGCCAGATATTCCAGAACCTCACGCCGGTCCTCTCGCGGATCATCGACCAGTCCCCACTCAATGGCCTTCCGGGTGAGTCCCCACACAACCTGACCAAATTTCCACATCCGCTCTGCCAGATTCACCAGCACCGGAATCGCAACATCATGGATAAATGCCCGGATTTTTTCCAGCCCGCCATTCCTGAACCAGGCCGCAAGGTCATCAGCCACCTGCTCGATACGGGGTGCCAGATCTCCTCCCAGCTTACCGGCAATATCGCTGATTGCTGAATTCAGCACTGTACGAAGCGATGACAGTGCTATATGTCCCTGAACTGCACCGTCTGCCCCTGCCTTTGTCACCAGGTTATAGCGTTTCTGCTCATTAATCAGCTCACTGTACGTTTTGCCGGACAGACGCATCCAGGTCAGAATCTTATTGGCCTCACCACCAAACAGCGCATCGGCCATCCCCGCCGCTTCCTGCTCGTTCCCCCACTTCAGTAAGCGATCAAATAAAAATTCGACCTGCTCCTGGTTGCTTTTTCCGGCCATCACTCCGGCTTCCAGCCCAAGTTTGCCAAACACCTCCTGAATGGCCCCTTTATCACTGGCACCGTTATCATCGTCAAAAACCTTGTTCCGGTATTCCTCAAACAGATCACCGAAGTTTTCACCGTTCAGCCCCATCTGCCGGGCCAGAGAATCCCACGCCGCATAGGTTTCATAATCCACCCCGTAACTGCGGGCTATCCCTGCCCGCTCTGCCGTCTCCGAGTTCCGGTTCAGCACCGCGCTGGCACCTGCTGCCAGCGTCAGCCCCGAACCAACAGAAAGCCCGAAACCGGCTTTGAGTGCTGTCCCTGCCCGCCCCTTCCAGCGCTCCAGACGCTCTGCCTGCTGAAGCTGACGATTGAACCGTTCCTGCCCTGCCGCAGCATCGCTGATTTGCTGCCCCAGTTTTTCGTACTGCTTTCTCAGTCCGGAGATATTCTTCCCGGCCAGCACGCCTGCCTGAATTTTGCGTTTAAGCGCTTCCTGCTGACGCGTCAGACGTTCGACCTCCCGCGTTGCGCCGGACAACCCCTGTTTCAGTCCGTCAATGGAATTTCGCCACGAGGGATCTATCGTGCCGCCGATCCGGATATTCGCTTTTAACTTATCGCCAACCGTTGCCATAACGTCGTTTCCTCTCTTCGGCTTCCGCCAGCATCATTGCCACAAAATCGGCATACGGCAGCGCCATCACGTCTCCGGGGGACCAGCCAAACCAGGCACCGGCACGCCGTATTGCCGTCAGGATGCTTTCTTCTTCCGCCTGACCGGCGGCAGCAAAAAAACATTAAACTGCCGCTCCAGTGCCAGATAGTCACAGGCCTCCATATTCATCATATCCGCCGCGTCCATCCCGCACAGACCGGCAATCATATCCAGATCGGCCTCGGCTTCCGGTTTGGGGCTCCGGCGATGCAACAGACGATCGCGGACGGTTGGCGCCCGCATGGTCACGCGCGTAATCGTCTGACCCGAATCGGTGACATACGGTACGGATAACACAATTTCCACACTGCTGCCCGGAACAGTATTTTCTTCTGACATATTCACAGTCCTGTAAATTCAGTAAAAACGTCCGTTACCGGACGTTTAAAACTCAGAAAATAAAAAAGCGGCACAGGCCGCCAGAGATTCAGATAACAGACTTACACCCGGATAATTTTTTTCAGATCCGACAGCACATTGACACCATTTATGCGACGGACAAACTGTTCAGGAATGATGCAGATGGTTTCCACACCATCAATGGCCTGGCGGTAGTAGCTCAGGGCCATTTCAACTGACACGGAGACTTCGGCCTGTGATGTGGCAGGACGTGCATCCGGCGTAATACTGGTGATCATCCCCTGCAGCGTTTCCACCTGCCCGCTGGTCGCATTCCCCACACGGTAAGCCTGGCGAACAACGATCTCCGGTGAATAGATCCCGGCCTGTAACCCCAGCAGGGTCATCATGGCGACATCGTAGCCGTAAATTTTAAATGAGCATGTCAGCGCCTCCATGCCGTCATCCACCGACACCGGGGCATCCATGGCACCGGTTTTGATATCCACGGTCGTGATATTAATGGCCGGTGGTGTGTATTCATGCGCCCCCTGAAGGCGAATCCCGCCGGGAAGAAATAACGCCCATGCGCGCAACAGTTTCTTTTCACCCGTTATCATACTGTCAGCTCCTCCAGCGCCAGTTTATTGTTAATCATCGCCCGCAGCGTCAGACGCTCCAGCGGCGACTTCGGCCCAAAGTCATAATCGATATACAGCCGCCCGGCGGCCAGGCTTTCTGCTGTGTTCAGTTCATCATTCAGCCAGGCACTGCCACCGTAGATCGCTCCCAGATTTTTCAGATGACGCATATACGCATTTATGCTGCCAAGAATATCGTCTGCCACATCCCGATCCAGAGGGAGATCGACATAGGGAAGCATGGCTTCCTGGATACTGTCCTCAATCACATCCGCAGTACGCCGGACAGATTCAAAATGCCAGCGGGGATCTGATGTGCACAGCCGGTTTCCCCAGTGTTTAAAACCGTCATGGCGAATAATGGTGGAGATATTTTCCATATTCAGCAGGTTTGCCGTGCAGTTCTGCTCCCCGAGAATAAACGTGTCCACCTGCTCCACACCGGTGATGTTCATCACGTCCTGATTTGATTTGGACCACCACCACCCTTTTTCGTAATCGATACGGGCACGCAGCCCGGCAGCACGGGCCGAATACGGACGAAATACCGTCTGCCCGCTGTCATCCGTCACTGACACGCGCGGGCGCAGCAGTTCCACACGTCCGCCAAAGGACGCACGACGCTGAACCACATCCTGCGGCGTTGCCATTGAAGGAGAGTCAATATAGGCCACGGCCCGCAGCTTCGCAGCATACGTTTCCAGCGCCTTTGCCACACCATCATCCTCACTGTAGCCGGTGGCAATAAGGATACGCGGCTGATAGCCCGTCACTCCTTTACTCTCTGTCAGCGCCTCCATGGCCTTAATCACCGCCGCGCGTTGTTCAGCCTCTTTCGCTTTCAGTTTACTTTCCGCGCGTACCACAATCACCAGCGCACCGGTCTGGTCAAAAATATCGCGCAGGGCCGGATATAATGTCCCGGCTGTTCCCAGCTTTCCGGCCTGAGTTAACGCGCCAGCCACCACCACTGGTGTGTTAACCGGGAATGCCTCATCCTCCCCGCCAGCCAGCGTCAGGCTGAACGGTGACACCACATTATCTTCAGCACCTTCTGTATTCAGGGCACTGACTGCCGCCGTTACAGGCGAATCCCCCAGTGCATTCACCACTTCGGTCACACGCTCCACCGTGGCGTTAATCTGGCTGTGTTCATCTGTTCCCAGGGTTATCGTCAGGGTTGTACCTTCCAGCGAGGCCGTGGTCTGCGCACTTTGTTCTGTGGCAGCGACGGCAACCACCGAAATACTGTTTCCGGCCCGCCCCTCTTTCTTCGCTGTGAAATCCAGCGCCGTTCCCAGCAGCCACGATCCGGCTGTACCGGAAGCACACACCCCGCCGGAGGCATCCGGCGCAGTCCCCACCAGGCCAATAACCGCCGTGGAGATGGTCTGCACCGCAGCCGTGCCGGTCGTCAGTTCTATGGTTTCAACACCATGAAGTCCGGACATACATTTCTCCCATAAAAAAACCGCCCTTAACGGCGGTCTGATGATTCATTTCTTTTCAGGCATTTTGTGGCTGCTCAGGCCATTCAATAGAATTATATGAAGCCTTATCCGTGATGACGCTTAATTCCATCTCCTGCAGCCTCCTTGCGTAAATACGGTAGGCTTTCAGTTTTTCTTTATCTTCATCGCTGATTAAACCCAGCAACAAATCCTTTTCCCACTCAGCAGTTAACCGACTCACATCTTTGAGTTTTCTCACCCGCTCATCTTCTGCCTTTTTACCGTAGTCAAATACGAATTTCTCATCCCGGTAAAACCAGTAACCTGAAGCATCAATCCGTCGGTTAGCTGTGTTATTCACAATTTCAATAACGTTCCTGCCTCCGGGATTCACTGACGCAATATCTTTACCGACCCAGGTGACTTCTCCTGTATCCAGATATTCAACCTTTAATGTGTCCGGTGAAAAGGATTTCTGGATTTCATACCAGTTTTCACCAGATTCTGTATACAACCACTCAACGCCGTATCTTCTGGTTAATTCATATTGTTCTGGTGTTCTGGGGTTTCCTGCCCGGATATTTTTTAAATGCAGCATAATTACATACTCGCAACGTTATACCAGGTTCCATTAATCAGTTTCTGCAGCGGCCGGATATACCATCCGTCAGCGGAGTTATCCCATTCGCCATAAACATACCCCCCCACACTGACAAAGCCGGAAGGCGCTAAATTTGAGCCCGTACTGTCCATTTTCTGATAGCTGCCGAGACGCACATCCTGCACCCCCTCCTCTTTACGCTTATAGCGTTCATCAAAATTTCCGTAATCTGATGGTGTGAGCCTGCCCTCCGCATTAATCGCCCTGTTGCTCTGCAGTACCGAATCCCGGAAACGAAACACAGTCTGCCCGTCAGCACAAATATCCAGCATCCCGGTACCGCTCTGCCTCAGTCCGGTACCGGCATCACCCAGGGCCAGGGAGTTTCCTCCCAGACCGTTATTCGTATTCACACCAAACGATGACGTTTCCGGCAGTGTCAGTTTTCCATGCATGGTATCGCCACCACGCTGAACAGCATTCTCCGCTTTCTCCACGGTGGGTCTGAGACCGAGATTGTCAACGGACTCATCTTTATCCCTGACATCCGCAAGGTTTTTCTCCTGGCTAAGATATCGCTTGTCTCCCGCCTCCTGCGTGATAATCACTCTGGACGGATCAAGCTCCAGCACAACATTCCGGGCATGCGTCAGGCCAAGCACCAGTGTCAGGATCACCTCTTTGATAACGGCATCTGTCTGGGACGGGAGAAACGTTTCCGGATACAGTCCATAGGCAATCAGGGTTCCTGACTGGCTGACCAGCCCCACTTCCCGCAAGATCCTGCCAGGATATTTCCCGCAGACAATAACCACCTCTCCGCTGATAAACCCTTCTGAATGCTCACCGCGTGAAAAAGGCTCAGAACCAAACTTCCCCTTTAACGCAGTCATGGCTGCCATTTCATCTGCATTACCGGGCAGACTGCCATCGCCGCCATCACCGATCAGAGCGTGCGTGACGGTAACCACTTCGTCTTTATGCCACGCTGCCTCAATTTCTTCTGCTCCTGCTGTTGTCAGCACCAGACCATACATTTTTTATCTCCTTTTACTCTTCAAGCCTGTCGCAGTTCTCAAATGCACCGTCATCCCATGCATCGGGAAAATTCGCCAGAAATGCCGAACGGCTTCCGGTCACTGATGAACAGTTCTTAAATACGTATACGATGGAAGATCTCCGGGGAAAAACTGCGGTGAATAATGTGCTGATATTTACATTCAGGGAGGTGCAGCCTTCAAAGGTGTAACGCAGGCTGACAGTGTTTTCCTGTGGCACGATAAAATCAGGCGGAACAGACTGAAGATTCAGACAGCCGCTGAAGGCCCGTTCAAGACTGGTGACAACCGTCTCAACAAAAATCCCCTCCGGTAACGCCGTCAGCGCCGCGCACTGAATAAACAGCTGATCCACACTCTCCAGCGCCCGGCATCCCTGAAACGTGTCCGCCGGAATTTGTGCCAGCGCCGTGTTACTGAACACGTTGTAAGCCCGCGTCATCTGGCCACAACCGGAAAACATACCGTTCCCGACAGAAACCAGCGCACTGCACCGGTAAAACAGACTCTTCACTGATTTCAGTGCCTGACACCCTGCAAACAGACGATTGCCGGTATATTCAAGCGCTTTGCAGTATTCGAAGACATCCTCCAGCTCCGTCACACCGGCATCACGGAAAATCTCATCTCCGGTGTGATGCAGATTACTGCATGACCGGAATACGCCGTCAGCATCCTGGCAGTTATGCATTCCTGCCAGCAGGCGATCGGGCACAGATGTCAGGCCATGGCAGTAACTGAACAGATCCCTGCAGGAGAGAATGCCGGATGCAATACGGCTGAATGCCTGCGGGCCAATGGTTTTCAGCCCTTTGCAACTGCTGAATGCGCTGTCCAGAACTATCTGCGGCGTCTCCGGGAGAGTGCGCATATCAAAAAGGCTGTCGGGTACGGAGACGAGCGAGGCGCAGTCATCAAACACCTCCTCAAACACCACGCCTGCCGTGTCGCGGAATAAGCCACCAGGTAATTCAGTAAGCCCGCTGAGCTGAAATGCACGGTAAAAACTTCGGGCCCTGCTCAGCCCGGCAAACAGGTTCTCCGGCAGATGCGTCAGTCTGCTGCACCCGGCAAAAACACCGTCAAACGTGAGCGCGCCTGATGCACCACGGAACAGCCCCTCCGGCAGCGCTGTCAGACTGTCATTCTCCGCCAGTGCCCGGGAAAAATTACTGGCTTTTGCCGCCGCAGAGAACAGCCCCTCCGGCAGACGTTCCAGGCCACAGGAATAAAACACATAATCAAATGTCTCCACTTCCGTGGCAGCCGCAAACAAATCCGGCGGGATTTCTTTCAGCGCATGACAGCCATAAAACGTGTGTGAAAAACTTCTGACACGCGGGCAGGACAGAAACAGTCTTTCCGGTAACGCAGACAGATCACGGCAGCCACGAAACGCCTGGCTGAAATCCTCCACATATGGAAGATGCTCAAAAGCCCCCTCATGAATACGGGACAACGAACTGCAGGTATTTGCAAACTGACTCATACTTCTGCGCTGACCGCTGACACGGATAATTTCCAGCAACGCCCAGGATTTTACGGTTGCTGACGGGCTGAAAAACCTCACCGTCTCACTGTTTCTGATGGTCAGCGTCAGAACCTCACCTTCAGAAAACTGACGTGTGGTTCTGACCTCCCCCTCTGTCACCGTGAACGCCGTACCGGGGCCGTCTCCGTAATCCACGGTAAATCCGCTCTCTCCGGCATCGACAAAAAACACCGGCTCTTCCCGGCTTCCCGCACGGAGCACAACGGTCACCACACTTTCAGCCGCAGTGACACTGACAGGCAGCACCGCGCGCCCTCCTTCCGGCGTGGCCACAGCGATCGTCGTTTGCCCTTCATGAAGGGCAGTGACCAGCATCAGCTCACCACTGACAGAGACCTCAGCTAATAAAGGATCCTCCACACTGGCGGTAAACGTGGATGGCGGCACAACCGTCACCGTGACACCGGCCTCCTCTCCGGGGGATAAATGCAGTGCATCCGGTGACAGACGGATTTGCGGAACCGGAAGTCCCGTGATTTTTTCCGTCGCGGTGATATAGCCATAACCATACGCAGTGCCGCGGCAGTTTCCGTAAATATGAATACTGAACCAGCTACGGAGATTTTTAGCCCGCAGGACAGCATGTTTGAGATCCTGATGGTCACGCATCAGGACCGGCATATCTTTTTGCTCAATATTCAGGCGAAAAGTGTACGGTTTTCCCGGTGGCGTCTGTTCATACCACTCGATAATCCGTGAGCGAAACGGGCTGTCTGTCAGGGATTCTGTCAGCGCCGCTTTTGTTCCGCGATGGCGGTGAATATAAGGTGCCCGTTTTATTGCGGCACGCTTTTCATCCTCCGTCCAGTGATCATTCCATGTGTCCACAGAGGCTTCCCAGGCCAGCCACGGCAGCAGAACAGCCGGACAGCAATCCGGATTTTTCACATCACGGATAACTCCGGGAGAAACGGCTGCCAGCATATCGCCTCCCACACTGTCCACCACCCGCTCTGCCCTGCTGCTGCTGACCGGAAGAATGCTTTTTATTTTGTCATTCATCGGTTGTCTCCACCTTGTTCAGTGTGACTGAGCGACACCACGGCGCCTGTCCCATCTGCGGAACAATATCTGCCGGTGGGGAATGAAGGACCACGGTGATCACACCACTCTGATGCAGGGCGCCGTCAATCCCCGAACGGGCAGCCACTGAGCCTATACGGTGAACGCTGTCTGTATATTTCTGCAGTGCCTGACGGGCGCTCTCCATCACCAGTTCACCATCCAGCCCATAAGGAATATGGATATCAGCCACCACATCATAAGCCACGATCTCTGCTGAACGGACGCTGACAAAATCCGTCAGGGGACGGATCTCATCATCGTTCACGGCCTCCGCCACTTTATCCAGCAGTGGCTGAGGTGCCGTACCATCTCCGGTACGGGATAACACATAAAGAAAAACCCGTCCCTCCTGTGCATGCGTTTCCGGCCCGTAGGCTTTCACATCCAGCACATCAGGATCGGCACTCTGTGCAAAATAGTGATATGCGTTTTTCGCGCCAGCAGTGCTGAGCCTCGCCCATGACAACTGGGTGCGTTCACGAAATGCATCATCATCCTCATACACGGCAGGCGACGGAGGCACGGTGCTGTCATCCGGCGGCGTAATCATCATACGTTGCACCTGAAAATTTGCCCCGATCTGATCAAGATCGGCACCACAGGCACTGGCAAGCAGTACAGCCCTGACAGCATCATTTATCTGCTGGCGTACCAGTGCCACACGAAAAGCCAGTGCCTCTGCCCATTTATACGCGGGATCTGACTCCACAAGCGCAGAGAACAGGCTGTCAAGCTCGGTGTATTTCTCCACTATCTGACTGACCAGCGATTCTGTATCCGGAATATCAACAATATCCGGAACCGGTATCGTGGAAAGATCAATTATCGCCTGAGATGCGGCCAATTTTTATCTCCTCCAGACGGGTCATTTCCTGAGATTCGTTATTTTTTCCGATCAGCGTCAGCCAGAAACAGCCCTCCTCCCGCCAGTCAACTTCCACACGCAGAACAGTCAGTCTCGGCTCCCAGCGCTCAAGCGCGGTCACCGTCTCCCGCACAATCCTGACGCGTGTAAAATCATCCTGCGGATTATCAAGCAGGCTGAACAGTCTGCTGCCGTATTCCCTGAGAAGTACCCGGCTGCCGACCGGTGTTGACAGAATATCGGCAACCGACTGACGCAGATGTGCATTCCCGGCGAGGGGTTTGCCCGTGGCTGAATCAATACCAGTCATGTTGTTTATTCCGGAAGAAAAACTGAAAAGGGGATTACATTTGCTGGCCCGGCTGCCCGGTAGTGCCGCCGCTGTCACCACGGTGGGTGTGACCGTTATAAACAAGCCGGATCTGACTCATCGTTCCGCGATGATCAGAAACCTCACCGCCGACACTCAGATTTGCCTTAACCACGGCATCAGCATTCAGGGTTGTTTTGCCCTGTACGGTCAGGGTGTCTGTGATTTCCACCGGACCGTCCAGTGTTCCTTTGCCGGTGATTTTATAGCTGCCGCCTTCTGCCAGCGTGATGAACAGGGCATTGGCCTGACGGTCGTAACGGATCTCCGTTCCGGTATCAAACAAAATAATATGTTCGTGTTCGCTGCCCGCCGGTACAGGAATGGCGTCAATATTTACCCCCGGATATACCTGACCGTTACACAGATCGCCCGCCTCCGATATCACCGTGGCCGCATCTCCGGGAGCAGGATAATTACTGGCCTGCATATAATGGCCGGACTGCACCTGGATCCAGGGCAGCGGTGGCGAAATCACATCCCCGATATCCACCCGGACCCTCACCGGGCTACCCGGGATCACCTCTTCCACCACGCCGCGACGGACCATATTCGCCACCCTGCGACGCAACTCCGCCACTTCATCCGCCAGACTCATCGCTGTCCCCCTCTGCTTTCCAGATAAGACGATAATCCTGAACGTGTTTTTTGCCGGTTTCCGGTACTTTCCCCAGCCAGACCTCCTGTAACGGTGCGCCTGCCGGAGCCGCAAACAGCGCTTCCCCGACAGGAATATCCTGTTCGAAAGAAACGCGGAAAACGATGTAATCGTCCAGAAGCCGGTCGAAGGTGTCCACCTCTGCATCAATAAAAACAGCCGGATCAACGTTATCCAGCCCGAACGTGGCCCCCTCAATCCAGTCAGACAAATCCATCGCCAGACAGCGGGCAAAAATCTGAGGTTTTGACACGTTCTCCGTCTTCCCGGCCCGGTCTGTCACCACAAATAAATCGCATTTCAGCGTGACCCGCGTCTGCCCGTCGGCAAACTGAGCCTTGTCCCAGCCGGGCACATCCACAAACACGGCAGGCGTCACCAGTTGCGTCACTTTTTCCGGATACTCATCTGCATCCTCCACCCAGGGAAGTTGCTTCAGGCTGTCAATCACGGCCTGATGCCAGGTTCCCATCATCAATGGCTCCATCACTCCATCCCCTTAAATACCCGGAATTTCAGTTCATGCTCAAAATTTTTCAGGATCAGTGCTTCCGCATCCGGAAAAACAGAATCCTCGATACGGTTCAGCATGGCTTCGTAAATATCAATTTCTGCTTCGCGCACCCTTCGTCGTCCGGATGCCTGCCGGACCAGTATCGTCTTACGTTGTGAAATGCGTCCGCGCCGGTTTTCAGACTCAAATTCATTAATGAAAGCCTCTTCACCTGACCAGGTAGTGACCGGTATTGCCTCCCCGGCAGGTTTAAAACGAATCTCCGGCGCTTTCCTGCGGCTGGAAGCCGGTGCAAAACGCCCTCTCTCATCGCGTAACTGATGGCGTTCGCCACGCCTTCCGCCGGTAATACGTCCGCGCAGGTCACGCACTTTGATGGCGTTCAGACCGAACCACACCTTTGCCTCATCAAACTCATCACCGTTACGGCGAATGACAAAATCGTGCAGAACACGCTTTTTGATCATTTTCTGACTGCGTGGGGCAACCTGTTTTTTAAACTCAGCCATGGCCTTCATCCGCAGTGCAGACGAAGCTCTTTTCAGCGCCACTCCCCAGGCTTTACGGATCTGACTTTTTGAACCACCCAGTTTAGCGATAATACTCAGCACCTCATCTTCATCAATATCGACGATAAGGTTTCGCGCCAGCCGTCGCGGTCGGGAGCTGCTTCGTTCATGTTCTCTGACTGCCATAACGTTTACTCGGTCGGACAGGGGCAGCAGGCGTACTTCTTCCGGGTTCTCCCCGCGCAAGAGTGATGGTAATCACGCCGTGCCCAGCAGTACCCGACTCATCCCAGCCAGGATCGACCACCTGGTAGGGTTCACCGTGGATCATGACCCTGTCATATTTTTTCAGTCCGGCAACCCATGCGCTCCGGGTAAATAACACTGGCGCAGTATCACGAATTTCACCGCTGCCGGTATTCATCCCGGTGTTATCTGCCGGGGCATCAAAAACGGCACGGATTTTTCTTTCCGTGCCCCCCGGATATATGCTGATTTCCGTCCCCATCGTCTCCAGGATAATGTCATCCGCATCACTCATGGCCTGATCGAACAGATTATCGGACATCATCACTCCCGGACTTTTTCTGCCAGACCGCCAGCTATCAACTCAGAGACAATGGCTTCATTAACCAGCACAACACCGGAGGCCGGAGCGAACATCAACATTTTTCCCGTCACGGCATCACGGGCTGGCATATGTGCCGTTTTAAGCATGCGCACCCGAACGAGTTCCTGCTCAGAGCGCACTCTGTTATCTGAGACCTCCCCATATTCACTCTTCGCTCCTTCCTCCTCTGTATCGAATTCCGCCTCCATATCGAATCCGGCGGCCTCCTCTTCCCATTCTGCCAGGCGCTGCTCAAGATCGGCCTTTGAACCAGAAATATCTGCTTCACGCCCCAGAATCGCAGCCAGTTCCTGCAAACGTTCAGTTATCTGCTCTTTTGTCATCGCATTTCTCCCGTGCGCTAAAGAAAAAGGCGGGATATTCCCGCCCACTCTTATTTCACCTGAACCACCACAAATACATCCGGATCCGGCAACACCATCAACGGCGCAGATTGCGTCATGGTATATTCGCAACCAGGATCACCCACTTCCAGCCAGTGTTTCGGATAACGAATTGCAGAGGTGATCCCCTCACTCAGCGCCTGGTTATCCTGAATGGCCCCATAACAACGGACCCCCTCCGCCTGGGTATTTCCCAGAATCAGTGTACCTTCCGGCAGATAACGCTGTTCATCCCCGTTTTCGTCGACATAAGCTGTTTTCGCCACAACAATAGCCAGATCGCCATAATAACCTTTAAAGGATACCGCGGAGCCCAGGTCTTTCAGTGCGGTCTCCAGCTCAGATTTGGAACCACGGCGGGTGTCCAGTTTTTCACGGAACAGTTTAAAACCGTTCAGCATACGCCAGACCGTACCATCCATAATCGCAATATCGATGGTACCGGAAGCAAAATCACAGTACGCATCCAGATCATGAGTCGGATCAAAAGTGTCAGCATTCTGTTTTGACCACTCATTACCCCCCGCCTGAGTGATGTTATTAGCAGCAGAACGCCCAAAGTCCACTTCCACCGTCTCAAACTGCTCGCCACTCATGGTGTATTTACCCTGCAGAACGGCGCTGACTGCCTGCATTTCTTCCACCTGCACGATCGCCTGCTCTTCCTGTTTCAGATTGTCCGTCAGAATACGCAGGCGGCGGTAAGCCGGGTCATTAAGGCGGGCTGGATCTTCCCCCGGAAGACGTTCCACCGCCTGCTGATAATCAAAGCGGTGTTTGGGCTTTACATAGCCGGGACGTAACACGCGGGTTTCACCACCGCGGCTGCGCAGTACTTTACCCGACACCACCGGAGAGACATACGCCGCAACCGGTGTTTTGCCGGTAATTTTATCCAGCATCACTTCCTGAGTATGGAAAGTGATCGTGCGACGAAAGAACAACTCAAGAAACAGTGCACGGAATTTCACTTTCTGCTCGGTGTACCCGAGTAACTGACGCGTGGTAAATAAACCCATAATTTATTTTCCTTCAGAAACACAAACGGGCCGCACCGCGACCCGTTTTTTCAGTTAATCACTTCACCATCAGGCATGGCTGATGGCACTTCCCACAAATGCGTTGGCTTTTTTCACCGCATCCACCGAGTCAGGCCAGACCAGCGATTCAGTGGCAAAAGTACCGCTTTTGTAATACGTCAGCGTGGGCTCTGTCCCGGCAAGAGCCAGTGCCAGTACCCCCACTGCCGTTCCGGCTTTCTGACCATCCCATACAACCAGTTTTCCGGTAGTATCATCCAGCATCAGTGGCGTAAGCGCAGGCGTGGCGGCACTGATACCACTGCTGGCAATTGCGGTATAGGCCGGATCGCTTCCGGCAAAAATGTGCACATCTGCGCGCTTTTCCGTGATGGTTTTAATCATTTTTTCAGTCTCCTGATTTATCGGAATACCGGATACCGCTTACGGCATACTCAGCAGCAGCTTTTCTTCACTGTGTCCGGCTGCTCCGCCACCGGAAACCGCACCTGCTGCATGCTGTGCCATAAAGCGATCAAAAAGTGTTTCCTGTGACGGTTGTGATGCCGTCGGTGCGGCTGCCAGCAACGTTTTTGCCTGCTCCACCGTCATTCCCGGTTGTTCTGCCAGCGCCTGTGCCAGCTGCTCGCGCCCTTTCGCCTCCGGCAGCGCCATAATCTGATCGCCCGTGCCTGCAACACTGGCTACAGGAGCTGCCGCCAGAAACACTTTCGCTTTCTCCACTGTCATTCCCGGCTGGCCTGCCAGCACCTGAGCCAACTGTTCACGCCCTTTTGCTTCCGGCAGTGCCATAATCTGATCGCCTGTGCCTGCAACACTGGCTACAGGAGCTGCCGCCAGAAACGCTTTCGCCTGCTCCACAGTCATTCCCGGCTGACCTGCCAGCACCTGCGCCAGTTGTTCACGCCCCTTTGCTTCCGGCAGCGCCATAATCTGATCTCCCGTGCTGTCAGTACCAGCAACCGGCGCTGCTGCAAGCAACGTTTTCGCCTGCTCAACAGACATTCCCGGTTGCCCTGCCAGCATCTGCGCCAGTTGTTCGCGTCCTTTCGCCTCCTGACAATTCAGGATCCCCATCACACGCTGATTTTCCTGAGCCACGGCTTCAGCAACGGTAAGATTTTTAACGCTCATTGCATTCTCCTTTGTAACAGAATTATTCAGTGCGGAAACCATCACATCAACGGCATCTGCAGCATTAATCATTTGATCAGCCAGGCCTGTATCAATGCCTGCCTGACCGTCATAAACGGCGGCTTCGGTATTCATCACCGTCTCAGAACTCAGCCCCGTATAAAGTGCCACCTTGTCAACAAACATCCGGCGGGCCTCATCAATACGGCGCTGAAAATCCGCACGCACGCCAGCCGGTAACGCCTGAATACTGTTGCCATCAACCTTATGCTGCCCGGAGTAAATCAGCGTAATATCCACGCCTTCCTGCGCCAGTTGTTTCTCATAACTGGTATGCGCCATCATCACACCAATCGAGCCAATTTTTGCCGTCTGCGTGACCAGCCGACGCGTACAGGCTGCCACCAGCAACATGGCGGCTGAACAGGCCATATCATTACACAGCGCCCAGACGGGTTTTTGTTCACGCAGGCGGTAAATCATGTCAGCACAGTCAAAAGCCCCGGCAGCCTGCCCACCGGGACTGTCGATATCCAGCAAAATGCCGCGCACATCCGGATCATCGACCGCCATCTGAAGACGGGCAGTCAGGCCGTCATAGCCAGTCATGCCGGAATAAGGTCGCAGGGAACCCAGTTTATGAACAAGCGTGCCGCTCACCGGAAGAATGGCAATGCCATTCTTCACCTGGTAGCTCTTTGCCGGTCGCTGACCTCCGGACATATAGTCAGTCACCGCCAGTTGCATACCATCAGCATCAAGCTGAACAGCCTGCTGCGGAACAGCAAGGCTGCCTGCTCCCATCTCCTTGCCCAGTGCGCAAAAGAAAACCCGCGCATAGGCGGGCTCCAGTAAAAGTGGTTCATTAAATGCCATGGCGGCAATATGTGAAAGGTTACGTCTCACGTTGTGCATTCCCCCCGTTTTCTCCCGACTCCCGACTTTTCTCTATTTGTTGGCGATATGTATCTGCGATCCAGACTGGTCGTGACAATCCTGCATTTCTGCGCTCTTCCGACTCTCTCACCTGTTGCCGGAAAATTTCCTGATAATCATCCCCCATCATCGCCAGCTCTTTCTCGTAGGTACTCAGACCGGATTCAATACGCATTACGGACTCCTGAACCTCCTTGAGTCCGTCAATCGCCATGCGACCGGCACCAATCCACTCGGCACGACACCATCCGGAACGGGCCTCCCAGAATGAGAAACGGGATTTCGGCGGGCGGACCACGCCGCGAATAAGCGCTTCCTCCAGCCAGCAGGCAAACATCTGTGACGCCAGACGGCTGGCCACAAATTTTCGTTTCCCCATAAAATACCGCCACGACTCATTGGCGGATGCCCTGGCACTGGAATAGCTGACCTGTGAATAATCACGGGAAAGCTGCTCATAGGACACCCCCAGTCCGGCAGCAATGTAACGTAACAGCGCCTTTTCCAGTTCAGAGAAACCATTATCCGCATTCTGTGGTGTCTGCAGATTCAGTGAATCCCCCGGATAAAGATGCGGAATACGTACACCTCCCATTTTTACTGTATTAGTGGCGTAATAACGCGCATAGCCTGCCATGATGGTGTTCAGGGGATTTTTACCGCCATCTCCCACCCCGGCGATATATTCAAAAGCTTTTTCCGAATCCAGTGTGGATTCAATCGTCGCGGCATACATCGCCCGCACCACCGCCGACTGCAGTTGTGTGGCCTGCAGTGTGTCGAGCATCTTGAGGCGCTCCATCACGGAATAAAACTGGTTGGCCCCGCGCGTCTGTCCGTCCTCCTGCGGCTGAAACACATGGATCATTCCCGGTCGCCCGGAGGGCAGCGTCGCCGCAATCCGTGTCCAGTTGCTGACACCATAGCCGGGCCAGTCATCTTCCTGAACATGGTAAGCCAGTGCTTTCCCGTGCCGGTTAATTTCCACCCCGGCACGCATAAAACGATCGCCGATGCCATAACCAGGTGTACTGACGCGCTTCGGACTGATGGTCTTGAATTTCGTCCGGAATAATGACGTGGATTCCGTATCCCATACGGGCTGGACAAAAATTTCACCGTTAAAAGTATGGACTCCTACCCCTTCACGAATGAATTCGGTAAACGAGCGACGCCCTTCCACATCCATCGAACCAAACACCGGATCGCAATATTCCATCCATGCCGCCTCCACATCTTCAATAAAGGCATGCGAATCAGCTTCCGACATCCCCAGCCAGCGCCAGTTTGGCCGGTAACTCAGGCGAAACATGTGCCCGACAATATGATCCTTATGGATTTCCACGGCGTTTGCGGCAATACCGTTGTTACGGACCAGATCATCCGCGCGAGCGTTCCCCAGCTGAATGGAGGGTAACAGCGCCACATCGGCGCTTTCCGGTGCTGGCAGCCATTCCGCAAGCTGCCCGCCAAATCCGGTACCACCACCGGAATATCCCATACTCTGCCGCAGAGGTTGCCCATGAAGATCCACCAGTTCCCCGTTCACAGTCTTACTCCTGCAGGGCCACGGCGACGACCGGAGATTCCAAGCGCACTTTCAATTTCTTCAATATATCGCCGTAGCTCATTAATTGTCGCCCGCGAATACTGCACCTGTCGTCCGTTCTTACTGACAGAAACCACAGCACGCCCGATCATCAGTTCATGCAGCGCCCGACGCGCTTCGCAAAGCATCTCATGTGTATAAATCATCACTTACCCTCCACTCAGTGCAGCCGCAATCTCTTCCAGACTCATATCATCCTCATCCTGCTCATCTCTTCTTGCCCGCGCCAGTGCCTCAAGATCCAGCTGCCATCGCTGTACTGAAATACGCAGGGCAGCATAGGCATACACCAGACAGTCGAGGGCTTCGTTGCGCCGCCCTTTTTTATCCCACAACAGTTTCACCCTGCCATTAACCACCTTTTCCACCAGCTCTTCCGCCACTATCTGACGCGCCTCTTCTTCTGAAAAAATGTCCGGGTTATCCGGAAAGCGGAAAGTATACGGGGCCGCTTCACTGACAGGGACCACCGGCAGGGCAAAACGGGCATACAGCATTTCCTTGACGGTATCGGAACCCACTTCACACAAAAACACCCCACGCGGGTTTCGCTTTTTGGGCATGGTGATCACCGGTTTGCCATACACCGATGCCCCTTTTATGGGAAGCACAAAAAAAGTGCCGTGCTTTCTGGAACGCTGATACACGATATCCTGGTCGATACCACCGGTATCCCAGCAGACGCGGGAAATGGAAATTTCAGTGCCGTCAGCATGGCGATATTTTTTCCGGATCACCGCATCAACACGTTTAAGTGTGTCCTCGTCTTCCGGTCTCCCCATGATAATTTGTTTGTCAATCAGAAAGGCTTCTTCGCCGGGTGCCCAGCCCCAGACATAAATTTCATAGCGATCTTTCTGGGAGTCGATCCCTGCAGTCAGGTAAACCACCCGCAGGGGAACCTGCGCGCCATAGTGACAGACTTTTTCCAGCAACAACTCAAAGCTCAGTTTTTCTGCCACAGCCTCTTCATAGGGCTCCCCGAGCGTGGTGTTAATAAACGTCTTGACGCCGTTCGGATCCTTCAGTGCATCCAGCCAGTCATAGACAATCTGCATCCATGTGGTGAACGGACTGTACGCCGTCCAGATGTGGAAAGTGATTGAGCGCGGTGGCGGCATCTCCTCATCACCGGCGCTGTAAAATATCAGGCCGTCACGCGTCCACATCCCGGTATTGTCACAAATCCAGCGTCCGTCAGTCTGGTCAAGTTCCGACTGGCGGATCACACAGCCATTATGTTCACACAGGTAATACACCGTTTCGGGTTTACCCTTCTCCCATTTCAGACCAAACGGCGTCGCATCATCGCCAAACTTCAGATACTGGGCCTCCCCGCAATGAGGACAGGGAACATAAAACCGCATGAAATGCGCAGATTCATTCGCGGCTTTCTCAATCTGACAGGAACCTTTTATTTTTGGCGTTGAGCCGCGTATGGACTTAGGCCATACCGAGCCTTCGATACGTTTATCACCAAGCAGCGTCGGCGAACCTTCTTTTTCCACATCCGGCTCAAACGAGGAGAGTTCGTCATAGCAGACCACATCCACAGATTTTTCACGGTAGTTTTTAGCAGCGGCACCGCCCAGGCACCAGAAGCCCACGCCGGAGGAAAAACGCTTCAGGGTGAGTGTATTATCGCGGTGCTTTCTTCCGAACCATGGAGCCAGCTCCAGCAATGCAGGGACATCCCTGATCGTTGGCTCAACATGAGATTTCATGAAATCTTCTGCAGCAGAATCTGTTGGCTGAAAAAGCAGACTGTTACGGGATTTATGCTCAATAAAATAAGCCTCCACCCCCAACAACATTTTGGTGTAACCAACGCGCGCCGATTTAATCAGATTAACGGTGCGGATCCGGTCATTTCCCATGCTGTTCATAATGGCAACCTGAAACGGCAGGGTTTCCCATTGTCCGGGAGTGTATGAAGATTCTTTCGGCAGATAATAATGTTGATCAGCCCACTGAACCGTCGTCAGTGGAACCGGAATATTAAGAGATAAAAGCCCTGTAGCTATCGCACCGGCTGCATTAGCTGCCTTCTGTGCGTCTGAAATCATCAATCCACCTGCCCACGTTTTCACCGGCTTTAGCTGCAACATTGGAGGCTTTCGCGATTTCAGTTTTCACCACATCAAGGTGTGATGGTGAAATATCCGGATATTTACGCTGTAATGTCAGCGGCACACGTACAAGTATCCCCGAAATCTCCTGTGCCACACGTTGCAGAATGAAGGTAAACAATTCCGTTTCCAGCACCAGCCCTTCTTCGCGGGCATTTTTCAGCTCCTGTGCGTCAGCCTGTGCTTTGGTGAGCCGGTAGCGTTCATAGTCAATGGTGCCGGGTTGTAAATCTGATTCTGCAGCCGCACGCAAATCTTCCAGTTCTTTGCGGAGCTTTTCGTTTTCGATATCTTTTTCCCGCTGCGCATACCACTCAATGGCTTCTGCTGTATTGAACATGGCCTCGATACCTTTGCCTCCCCCCGACAAAACTCTCAGCCCCTGACTTTGCCAGCCAGTGATTGTTCTGACATCGCACTCAAAAATTTCCGCTAGTTTCTTTTTGTTAACCTTCACGGCACATATTCCTCACAAAAAGAAGAAAGGATCTCAAAACGCTTTTTTCAGCGAAAAATCACCGCTGCCAGATCCTTTCTTTTTTTCAAGAAAATTCTATTAAACAACAGGTTAGACAGAAGAAGAACGGATCTGGTTTTTCCCTGAAAATTTTCATAAATAGCGCGTTTTTGCGCGTACACGTACCCTCGGTGTTTCAGATTCTGGAAAGGACCCGTGAGAATGGGAGCAATTATCATTACCAAAGCGCCGCTGACACATAACTCGCCGACTCAGCGCCTTTCCCTCATCATCACCGCACCGTAACTGATCGCGGAGGCGAGCGCTTCCGCAAGCACTTCATTCGGTATGCCAGGCAATCGCGCTGCCCAAAACGCCCGCGTTCTTACCCAGTCCATATCACCGCGTAATTGTGCTTTAATCGCACTGCGAAGCTCTTTAATCAGAGCGGCTTTTTCTTCTTCTTTTTGATAGAGAGAGTTATCCATCTTTATGTCCAATATCGTTAAGTTTGATGAATATACAGGGAAAGTCTTCGGCACTTTGTATGAGGCCTTCCCAATACCTGTTGATTTGAGCATCAAGGGCATTACTGGTGAATCCAGTGCTGATTATCTGGATTTTACACATCAGGAAATCAGCACAGATTCTGAAATTGCGTTCCATTCTGTACAGTGGCTTGCAAACACAGGCTACCTGTCCACATCAGGCACAAATGGTGTTGATTTTTTTAATGTTGTTCTCACAGAAAAAGGGCTGGAAGCCTTAAGAGCAATACCTGAAAGCATTAACTCTGAAAACCTCCCGTTAGGGGCCAGGTTAGCCGCAGCTATAAAAACGGGCGCGACTGAAACTATTATAAAATTATCAGCGCAAACAATTGCTGTTGGCGTAAAAATGGCCTTCAACAAAATTGGACTCGCTCTTTCTTAACATAATCATCATTATCGCAGCCCCTCACTGAAGGGCTGCTGTAATGCCTACTGTTACTCACGAATCAGGCGAGCATGATCACCGCCCCCTTGGGCTGTTCGCGCAGTCGGAGTTTTGTTTTTATTTACTGGTATGAGTGCGGCATTTAGCGATTTCATCCCGGGCTTTACTGTCACCGCGACAGATACAACGCACCGTGTCTCCGGTCAGTGTGGTAATGTAAGCCTCATCCTCTTTTTCTACCGGAATACATGGAGTATTCCCGTCCCGGCAATACTCAATTTTTGCAGCAAGATGAGTGTCACGCGGATAGAACTCCAGGCGATACATATCCCCCAGAACATGCACTTCCTCAACCTGGCGCCCATCTTCAGTTACCGTAATTTTTTTCAGTGCGTACATACGTACCTCCGTTCTTTCGTTTTTTGAGCAATAAAAAAGGCACCAGTATCGCTACCAGTGCCCATTTCGCCGCCGTTCGCGGCATTCTGTGTGTCCAGTGTTTTCGCTTCATACAGCCACACGCTCTTTCATCCAGCCGTAGACAAACGACTCGTTAGCCTCCCGTTTCTCTGCCAGCTCCAGATAGCGGTCGCCCTGAGTACAGTTCAGTGCTGTTAACAGCACCATTTCGCCTTCCCGGCCGCGCTTTTCCAGATACGCACGTAATGCGTTAATCGTGCGTGGGCCAGTGCGTCCGTCCGTGTCCATATCGGGATACAGCTTCCCGCTCAGATTGAATACGTTCAGCCAGCGCTGAAGCATTCTGGACGCCACAGTCGGCCCCATGTTGACGCCCGTATCGCACATCTCCGCCGCAATATCAGGGGATAATGCCGCCACCTGATCAAAGCGTGGTCCGTACCAGTAATCAGCCTCAAGAATTTCCAGTGCCTGTTCGCGGGTTAAATCGCGCATATCGCCACGGTATCCGTGGGCGCGGGCGGTCGTCTGCGTCACGCCCCACTTTGTTGGACCTCCCTTGTCGTCAGGGTGATCCACATAGCCGCCCTCTTTTCCCAGGATGGCATCAAAAATTATCTCTTTCGTTTTTTTCACTCTGCCCCCTTCTTTTTACTTTTCTGTTTTGCACACTCCAGTGAGTGGCTTTTGCAATATTTCCGCCAGCTCCCCAGACAGCCAGACAGAAAGAAAAATTCAGAAAAAGCTCTGCCGGATCTGCCCCGGAATATTCACCATAAAAAATGCGTACTGCTGTCCATCCGGCGGCAACAATCACCATCCACGCAAGCAGGGAGTACATAAAACGATAGCTGCCCGCCTTTTTCTGATAGAACATCAGGCGGAGTACTATCAGCAGGCAAACAACAGCATTTGCGGAAAGCACCAGTTTTTCCCAGTTCATTGTTCCTCTCCCTTCTTCGTCTGCCTGCCATCCTGGTATTTCGCCATAACACGCAACAGAACACTGACGCAGATTGTTGAAGCCACCAGCGCCCCGATCCCGGGCGTGACATGAACTGATGCACCCGGCGCAATTTTTACCAGCCAGGCATTAATCACCGCCGCGATAATTTCAGAGACTGTTTCAGCACTGTGTATACCCCCGATAAAAGAAATCAGGGCAAACAGAATCTGCCTCCAGACCCTGTGCGGGCGGGATGAAAGAACATAAAGCGCCGTTCCGGCGAGCGAGCAAATCACCACCGCCGGAGTTGCTTCAGGAAAAAGAGTGGAGAGAGTGACTCCGGTGGAGCCTGCGGCAACCGCACCAGTAATGGTCAGTGAACTGTGCATGATTAAATCCGATGAAAAGAGCCGCTGACCGTAAACCTGGTCATCACGGACAGGAATTTTGAAATAAGTCGGCGAAGATAACGTCAGAAACGTTCGCAAAAAGCTAAAAACCATATATTTTTCATATAGTTATATTTACCATGGCGATTTCTTATGATATTAAAAAGCCAGTCTCCCGCCTCTATCCTCGGGAGACTGTTCTTTACTTACTGGTATGACCTGAAATGACATTTCAGAGCGTTTCAGTCCAGCTTTCACGCTCAGTAATGTCAGAACCGATAAATGGACCTTGTCCGGCGGGCTCCCCAATAGCCCGCTCCCCTTTTTATTCACTGACGTAAATATCCGGCATAAAAAACCGCCATATAAATGGCGGAAAGGTAATACAAACAGACCATATCAAAAGCAGACAATCGCGAGAACCTGGTTGAGGTGCCGGATATATCCCGGGACATACTGCTGCCTCAAAACAGCATGCGTGATGCTGTTCCCTGCATCACCCCTCACGGGCTCACCTCAAATTCTGCATGAAGCTATACAGTGATGGCGTACTGCCACGGAGTAATTGTGAGTCGCGCTTTATCTCATCGGGCATGACAGACCAGCAATACGCCATCACTGTATCTCCTCAAAAAAATGGTATGCAAACTGTAATCAACCACTATTACAGAATGGAGGGAGGAAAGAGAGGTGGTTGTGGTTGTAACCTCCGCGCAAGCACGCGCACATACCATAAAAATGTATAGTCGCTTTTTTGTTAGCAGGTGGCACTATGCCCCCGTTCTGGATGCATTCCTTACGGTCCGCAACTGTTCGAATAACAATAGTAACCACAGATGGTAATCAACATGCGTTATCGAACTGGTATAAATATCAACCCGGTTCGGAACGGTGTCAATGAATGGTGTTGTTAAAAAATGAAATTGAATGTATGCGTATATTTCACACTGACATAACAATCAATCTCTTTTCAGATATAAAAAAACCGCCGATGGCAGTTTTGGTTACTTTGTCGTCGTGCAAAAAAACAACAAAATATAAAATATGCAAAACAAATATCTTCTAAAGATAACCATCACGGACAGTAATTTTGAAATAAGTCGGCGAAGATAACATCAGAAATGTTCGCAAAAAGCTAAAAACTATATATTTTTCATATAGTTATGTTTACTTTGCCAGTTTCTCATGATATTAAAAAGCCACCTCCCGGAACTCCAATGGGAGGTAGTTCTTTCCTAATGACCCACTGATATTTGAGCGTTTCAGTCCAGCGTTCACGCTCAGTAATGTCAGAACCGATAAATGGACCTTGTCCGGCGGGCTCCCCAATAGCCCGCTCCCTTTTTTATTCACTGACGTAAATATCCGGCATAAAAAAAACCGCCATATAAATGGCGGAAAGGTAATACAAACAGACCATATCAAAAGCAGACAATCGCGAGAGTAAGGTCGAGGTGCCGGATATATTCCGGGGCATACTGGCCGCTAAAAAACAGTATGCGTGATACCACGCCTGATACCACCCCTCGCGGGCTCACCTCAGATTCAGTCAAAGAGGCAGAGTGATGACGTATCGCCTCAGGTGATAATGAATTGCGCTTTCATCTCATCCGGCATGACATACCGACAATACGCCATCACTGTGCCACCTCAAAAAATGGTATGTAATCTGCAACCAGCCACAGTTGCAGAATGAAGACGATGTCCCAGGAGAGTGGCTGTAATCTTCACGCAAAATCTGCGCACATACCATAAAGTGTGCAGTCGTTTTTTCTGGATGCTTTCCTTACGGTCAGCACCGTTTGAATCGCAATAATAACTACAGGTGGTAATCAACATGCGTCATCAAACAGGTATAAATATCAACCCTGATCGGAACGGCGTCAATGAATGGTGTTGTTAAAAAATGAAATTGAGTGTATGCGTGTATTTCACGCAGACATAACAATCAATCTAAAAAAGGGTCACCAGCGGCCCGTAAAAAAACACCCCATCAAAGGCACCGCGTCGGATGCCTTTTGTGTGGTGTTATCTGATGTGATGTGCGCCGGGCGTGGCGCAGATATGAAAAAGGCCGCAAATACAGCCCTTTTTTATTTAACAGGCAGGAAAACTGTTATTTAATTCACTAAGAATCACTTGTTTTATGAGCTCACAGGCTTCGCCCAGATCATTATCATTAAAATCAATCGGCACCATTGACTCATACTTCCCGCTCACACCGTTAACAGCAATCCGGTACCCATCACGCTCACGGGATACGCGAACCGCTACTGACATTATTGTTTTCGGAAAAGATGTCGGGGATCTGTCCAGAGTAAGCGCAAACAAACAGGGCACTCCTAACTCTTCATCAAAATACAGTGAGTTAGTCGTTCCATCAGACTCTTTTGTGTCACCATTGCGCTCTACCAGGACACGAAGATAATTTTCCTTTTTCCCTGTTGCTGGATCCACCCACTGCCGTTCCGGCAATAACAGCGATTCTTCCAGCGAAACTTTCAATCGCTTCACCAGCATTGCAAGATCTTTGCGCAGATTTACCTGACCGGAAATAACTTCAACATATTTTTCCCGAAGCTCGCTAAAACGTATCATTTTACAGTCCTCTACCACACTACAAAGGATACGCATTTTATCACCATAATTTATTGATTAAGTAATCCTGCTAACTGGCCAGGAATGTTTACCTCACACACTTCCCTCACCGTCTGCTCAAACCGTTCGGCCTCAAGCTCAACACCAATTGCACGACGCCCCCAGTGAAAGTGCGGCTTTTATCGTGGAGCCTGACCCCATAAAAAAGTCGGCAACCAAATCACCCGGACGGCTGCTGGCCTCTATTATCTGACGCAACATATCCGCCGGTTTTCACAGGGATAAAAGGCCAGCAAGCTGAAAGACCAGTATTCGCAACCACCAGCGCATTTAACGTCCTGTGCCACTTTTCGGGCGCAAAAAACCCGCCAGTAGCGGGTTTGGTCACTTTGCCATCACATACAAAATCGGCAAGATATCAGATTTGCATGAAATATATGTCTTTTAATCTACTTTTGCAATACTTTGCTTTGAAAATGCCACCTTTTGTTCTGAACGTGTTCTCATCACAAACAATAAAGCCTCACTATCCAACTGGTGAAAAATGTGTTTCATTGCAACCCAGTGACGAGTAAATGTTTTGGACCAGTTTTTGGTTGTCACCCCCGCCAGCAATGCCAGCTCCTGGTATTCATAACCTTCCCCACCCCAAAGTTCTGCTTTTACTGCCTGCGCCGCCAGCCAGATTAATTTTTTCAGGCGTTCCTGCGTTTTCCCTGCAATTTTTCTGGTACCGGATTGAGCATTAAATTCATTCCACGCCCACTGAGTTATCGCGATCTGATATTCCCAGCAAATGCTGCCACTGTAACACCACAGCAACCACACTTTCTGGTGTTCTTCAAGAGACAGAACTGCCCGCCGCCATGATGATGTCGAAAACTCAACCGGACTTACCAGAGGAACTGACGTACCCTTCGCCTGCGATTGTTTCCCCGGGATTGGTGGATTATCCCGCGTGATCATTTTTCCGGTCACTTCATCGCGGTACCGGATTTTTTTACGCCTGTAACGCCCTGTATCAAATATGGCATTCTCCTGCCAGGCCTCAAGCTGACCTTTTGTTGCTCCACTCAAATTGGCGGTGGCGATAATGAGCCGCTCACGAACAAACTGTAAATACTGGTTATTCATGCACACCCCAGCTGTGTGATTTTTATCCCCAGTCGCCCACCAGAAACGGGCTGACCGCGCACAATATTAATTTCATCAAACTGCTCATCGTCTATGAGCAGTCCGGCATGCGTCAGCGCATCCAGCGACGCTTTCAGAATATTGTCCAGATCACGACGGCGCTTATCCGGTGGCTCTGCAATAATCCTGATTGCCAATCTACCGGACAGGTTTAATTTCAGTTGCTGCTGGCGAACAATAAACGCCACATCCCGACGATAACGCTCACCGGCTTTTGATACAAAATATACGCCACCACGACGGCGCCAGTAGGTGTTCACCGACGGCGGGTAAGGCAAAACAAATTCTATACGCATCAGTAACCTCTTTTACCCGAGCACGCCGGTTGCAAAGGCGTGATCAAGAAAACGAAAAATTAAACCAACCTGGGGACCATACTTTTCTTCGAACGCCAGTGGATCCGCATGAAGCTCGTTGTGATGCTCCCGACACAACGGTAGCGTGAAAATATCGTGTGATTTTGTTCCCATTCCGCCCTGACCATGACCAATCAGGTGATGGGGATCGTCGGCTGGCTTACCACAACACGCGCACGGCTGTGTCTTTACCCAGCGCGTGTATTTCTCATTTACCCAACGGCGACGTTTAGGTCGCTTCATGAAAGATTCAGGAGACTCCGGATCAACGGCAATGCTTACCACCGTCTTTTCCCGTGGCGGGATTTGTTGCTGGTGGGCATGAGGCAGCGGCGCAAGATTTTTTGTGCGCTGCTTCAGTATGCTGGTGGCTGTCTGCTCTCCCGGTATGATGTCGCTTTCGCGGTACACCGAGCGGATTTTTTCCGCACGTAACCCCAGAGAACGACGTAATACTGCCTCCGGTAGCGCGTCCGCTACCTGATTGCAGACCGCCCACCAGGATAATTCAGCCAGCGATAACTCCCGCTCCTGTATACCGTTTATTGCGTGGCGGATGACGTCAATCATCCAGGCTGTCAGGTTTTGTTGAGCAAGTTGCCCGAGTGATTCTGAAGTCTGGTCGCGCAGCTGGTTGTCACAGTGCCAGCACAACACCATCGCGCCGGTACCGTAACGATGTATGACGGTTTCGCTGTGGTGATAGTCACCATGAGGCCACTGGCAGGATTTAACATGACGCAGGAGCCAGTCAGACAATGCGCCAGCGCCGCCAGCAGCACGAATCGCCCGCTCATCGCTGAAAAATGGCAGTAATGATTTATCTTCTGCCAGCGGCTGGCGAACGGCAGGAATGACTCCGGACGGCAGACCGCGCATGCTTTTTGGTTCCGGTTCCACCAACACTCGAGGGTTATGAAATACCTGCATGGATTCACGGCCAGGCTTAAGGACCACCAGCCCGAGCTCCGGTACCAAAACAGGTCGAAGTAATACCCGCACGTTACCTCCAAATCCGTTGCTGGAATGTGCGGGACGGACGCGGTGGCCGTTCGAAGTAAGGGAGCCTGACGTAGATTATCCAGTGACGATAATCGAGGCTGAGGGCTTTCCTAAACTCATACCCACGTCTGCGGTAGTTCTGAATCAGCCATTCGGCCTGTTCTTCAGTGCATGGGTCGTACTGGAACCAGTCAGATTTGAATGCATGAGAACGCCGCCCGTGCCTGCTGGCAAAGGCGGCTGAATTATCAGAATTGTGTGATCTGGGATTTTGCGCCATCGGCTTTCTCCGGTGGCACAGTGTTACTCAACAGGGGTTCAGCCCTGTGCTGAATTGTAGATGAATTCACTCATCTTCAAAAGCAGAAAAACCAGCCTTAAGCCCAGCTTCTTTCAGAGACTGCAATGATGTGACAAATTCATTTTCACGCAAAATAAAACCATCTGTCACAAGCCCATCCACAAAGTAAATTAACGCAGCCCCACTCTTCCTTTGTTGAAACTGTAAACATTTAATACGGCAGTGGCTGACAATAGAGCCATTCTCAACGCACACAGTATAGAGGCCATCTTCACTAAAAATTTCACGCAATTCTTCGATTTTCATCTTCAGAATCCTTCCAGATAAATAGATCTTCCCCTTCGGGATCCATCCATCTTCTCCCTGCGCGCTACTTAAGAATTTTTGATTCTATGTTGGCTCATTATCTGTTCAATACATCCGCGATGCCTTTACAGGCAAACGTGATGACGCAATCAAAAAGATCAAACCCACTAAAAATAAACAACAAAAAACCCGCCGAAGCGGGTTAGGTGCGGGCGCGTTGAGGATGCCTGACACATCAGAGGAGGCGGGAGAGTAATCTCCCGCCTGGTCTCTTACTCCTCAGATTCGTAAGCTGTGAAGACAGCGACCTCCGTCTGTCCGGTACGGATTCGTACCTCGCAGAGATCTTTCCTCGTTACCAGTGCCGTCACTACGACGGTAATACAGATGACGATCAGGGCGATTAACATCGCCTTTTGCTGCTTCATAGCCTGCTTCTCCTTGACCTTTCGGTCCGTAAGAGGCAATCTATATGTGTCGAGCATATAGGGGCCTCACTTCGATTTATAGTCGGGTGGGGCTTTTATCTATCTGCCGTTGGTGTTCATGCCTGAGACAGATAGCCTCAAGCACCCGCAGCGATTTTACTTAACTGTCCTTTTCCCGCAAATCGTTTTTATCCCCAGCGGCAAATCGAATACACCACCAGCGCCACCGCCAGTGCAATACCTACTGTTGCGAATGCCTCAGGCCAGGTCATCGATTCATCTCCGGCGGTTCTGGTAGTGGCATCCAGTGGGTTACATTGCGGCTCTGTGTTTCGAAGAACTCCTCACCATTGCGGACAATATCAAAAAACTCACCGTCCCGATATTGCGCATAAAGAACGAATGCGCCATCACATAAAATAATTACGTGCTGACCATCATTTGGCATTCGCTCACTACAGCTTATCCAACCATCCTGAGTTACCGGAGGAGTGCCCGATAGCGCGGTCTGCTCCAGTGATGCTTTTACAAACCACGCAGCCTGAACTATTACGCCATGAATCCAGCGCAAATCAGCATCGCGATCTTTCTTTTTCATCTTCTCGCCACTTAAAGCCTGGCTTACAGGTTCGGCACTATGAAGCATGGCAGCGCGGCAGGCCTCTTTGAGTACCCAGTCAACAGCGTCTTTCCATGCTCCGGTTTCAGCTGGCGGATTCTCACACTTTACCTGTTCATAGAAGCGTACGGCCTTAACCAGTCCGTCCGGCACTGCCTGCACCATCTGCGCCCTGACCCACGCCGCCCGCGCCGGATTCATATGGCACTTATTGTTCTCTTTTTCTTCATAGTAATGTCCTTTACTCTCGTTAAATGGCAACACCTCATTCAGCCCGGCACTTCTGAAATCCGTGTGTAATTGTTCCAGTACCGCTTCGCTGGGGGCACCAATTAGTGTGAGATAATCAAAAAGATTAGCGCATAAACCATAACTTTGAGAAAACACCCCGCCGGGTTTCACCCCATTACTCAGCCACAAATCATAAGCAATATAAAACCCGTAAAGCTGTTGTCTGATATTTTCTTTGATTTCTTGCATTATTTATTACCGCCCTTTCGGGCGGCCTCCTGATGTTTTGAGGGTGCAGGAATCCCTCCTGTTAAGGATTTAATTTTATTTACAGTGCTAAATTTAATTATTCTGGAGCGCGAAGCTGTTCCGCACAGTGCAGTAGCGCATCAGTCGCCTCCTTAAGCGTCACAGTGTCGCTATCAATTCCTGGTAGTCAATCTTGCTCACTGTTTGCCTCTTGGAAAATAACTGCATGCCCCAGTTTCCCCGCCAGCGCCAGTTCTGCCTTAGCGCCTGCTGACCGCTGCCAGCCTTTCAGCATGTAAATCGCATCCACACAACGAATCATTGCCATGCAAATATCCATGTAGTGTGGCTGTGTCAGCCCGTCAGGAAGTACTGCCGGGTTTAAGACTGTATGCCCTTCCCGTTTCAGTTCCTCTTCCGCCTTGTGGAACGCCTCACGGTTGAAATTTTTATACCCGGTCATTGGACCGGCAATATAAACTCTCACCCTCACGCCACCACCTCCTGAAAATCGCCCCTCCAGAAAGCCAGCACACGCTGCATAGCTTCGCTCTGACGGCACTCGCGACAGATTATGTTCTGTCGCCTGTTGTAACGGCGTATTTCACCATCCGGCAATGAATAAATCAGGTCGGGGTCGCTCTTCTTTTTCGCTGTACCTTTCGACATTTTTTTGCAGGCCTTTATCCAGTCCTTACGCGCCTGCTCCGAAGGAAATATCCCATGCCCCGAACCATATACTGCACCACTGACCACCAGCTCTTTCGCCAGAACTTCTATCAGGTGTCTGGTAGCTCCGGTTTCATCTTCCAGTTGCTTACGCGTTTTCCTCCCGTCTCTGCGTACCAGTTCCACAATACGCGCCTTCAGTTGTTCCCTGTATTCAGGTGTAAAAACGTTTCCCATAAACGCCTCACTTTTCCGATACAACGCGACTGGTGGAATCGACAATCTGTCGGACAATATCCCGGTGTTTATTCAGCTCCCGCAGTGCTGCGCAGACGCGCTCCCACTTCTGGACACGGTTTTTTGCCCGGCGCAGTTCGCGGTTTGCCAGATGCAGCGATGGTAAAGTCAGGCCATCGGCTCGCGTTTTGGTGAACGATGGCAACGACTGCACAATGTCCGCCACAGTTTCTGTTTTAATTTCTTCCTGTATTGCAACTTCCGACGCTGGTAACGTAACACCTGCTGGCTGAGGAAAGGCTTTACCATCATTTTTCGTTACCAATGCAGCTTTCGGTTCTGCTGGTAAATCATCGCCCGGCAGGCAGTAACGGAATTTACCGCTCTGGTTTACGCGAATCAGACGCCCTTTGCTTATTGCCATTGCCAGCGTTGAAGTCACTTTGCGGGATGTGGTACCGAACAGCGTAGCCAGTTCATCCTCCGATTGTGGTCCGCGTTGTTCAATCATCGCCGTTAAATCGTTCTCCAAAATTTTCGTCACTGTTGCTGTGGTGGTTTCTTCCGGCAGTTCCGCCTGCGCTGGCTGTTCCTGCTGAACGTTGTTATCAGCCACACGCCAGGTGTATACGCTTTTATCAACGAAGCCAGCCTTTTTCAGTTCCCACAGCTCGTTCAGCACTTCTTCACGACTGACATCAAGTCGTGCGGCCAGTTCTACCGACGTGGCTTTTCCCATTGCTTTCAGTGCGTCAAAAACGGTCTCCATTAAATTTTTCTCCTGGTAAAGTTATTTCGTAATTCCTGGCTGGACGACATTAGGGCGCCAGCTTTCCCAGTTAAACGTCACCCAGCGCCCACCGTTCATGGTCATGCGATCCATAATCCGCTCGCCGAGCAACGTTTTCATGGCCTCATAGTTCAGGTTTGTCAGCATCCCCATGCTGCGCATCGATGCTGTCCGGCGATCAACAATCTGATGCAGCACCACCTGCTCATTTTTCGTCTCGCGCTGAATGCCAATTTCATCAAGAACCAGCAGATCCACTTCGCACAGTTCCCGCAAAAATTTTTCGCCTGATTGTCCTTCGTCATAGCTGGCGTGCAGGGCGCTCATGACATCAGCCACAGTAACCACAATCACTGTCTGTCCTTCTTTCAGCAGTCGGTTCCCGATAGCTGCCGCCAGATGGTTTTTCCCGGTACCAGGTTTTCCACTGAACGCAAAATTTGTACACCCGGTCATCAGTTCATCTGCGATGGATTTTGCCTGGCTTAACGCGTATCGCTGGCCGTCGTTCTGCACCTGGTAATTCGCAAACGAGCATTTACGGTGCAACGGCTGGATGCCTGAGCGATTCAGAATTTTTTCCACCCGCAACTGACGATTCAGGCGGTTGATCTCCTCGCTACGTTTCTGGCCTTCGGCAAGCTGCCACTCGCGCCACTCCGCCACCGTTCTGAATGGAGCGGTTACATGTGGCGGGGTCAGTCTGCGGATACGTTCAAGAACGCCGCCTGTCGCAATATTTTTCACAGCTCGTTACCCCCTGAACCCCGATGGAATTTCGGTGTCCGGTTCAGAAATATGATTCACACAACGCTGTACAGGTGAACGCCCCAGGCGGATGACCAGTTCGTCCCATTTTTCGCGGAGCTTTGACGGGCTCATGATGTTTTTTACCCAGAATGGATCCCGCTGTACCCGCCCAAACATTTCGCAAATTTGTCTGTGGCTTCTGCCATCCAGCATCCGCATTGTGCGCACGTCATTGGCCCACGCGGTCCAGTTTGGTTCTTTCGGTCGCATGATTTCGCCATCATCGCTGGCAGCCTGCTCGTAAAGACTCACGATTCGTCCCCAGATCCACTGCGCACACGCTAAATCTTCCTGGCTGCCCCACTGGCGTTTTTTCGCACTGAATACAACCGCGTCAGGGTGTCGGGTTAAAAAATCCTGTTCAGCCGTCTGCATGTCTGGTTGCGAAGCTTCCGGACGAGAAGTGTTTTTATTCTCTGTAGTAATCTCTGTTGTATTCTCTGTAAGATCATCGGGCCATTTTGACCCGATGACATTGGGTCGTTTTGAACCAATGGAGCGTGCCATTTTGACCTCTTCCATCGTGTCATTTTGACCTGATGGAGCGGTGCATTTTGACCTGATGGATTCGCTCACTTTGCCACCATCTAAAAGCTCACTCTCGTAATTAATCGTGTAAAAATTAGTCATATCACGCTTTGATTTGTTGAGCTTTTCGCAACGCAAAAGCCCCAGCGTTTTCAGACTTGCAAACGCGCGTTTTAACGTTGACTCTGACCAGAACGGGAACTGTTCCAGCCATTGTTCCGTTGTGTTATAAATCCAGCGAACCCCGCCACATTCCATACCGGAACTGGTATCTCTCAACCAGTAATGCAGCTGCTGCAGCACAATGGCTTCATTCAGGCCAATTTTCATCGCCAGATGCGTGTTAATAACCAGTGGGCGTTCAGCAAACAGAAGACTCATAATTCCATCCGGCTTTTTGTTGATATTGCTGACGATACGCACGCTTGAAAGCAATGGCTTTTTCTATAAGTTCGTCGGTTTCACGATCCACAACAGCCGGATCTGCAAAAAGCAGACCTGACTCCACCACGTCGCCATATTCTTTGTTTAGCCCGGCGATCATGTATGTAATGCTTTTTGCGTCAGTAATTTCACGATACAACCTGAAATCACTTATCCGGATAGCCTCCATAATTGCCGGAATCAACGCCGTGAATTTTTCACGCTTATCCCTGGTGTCGATAGCTTTCCAGCGTTCGAATATCTTTACCCGGTTAACGCCCAGTGCCCGTTGATCAACCGCGCCATCATCAAACGTGACACGTTGAACAGCGATGTTCGGGCGTTCTTTCAGAGCCCAGAATGCTTCCGTGATTAATATTGTCGCCTGCTCCTGTGTCATTCCTGGTCGGCATACCCAGGCATCCAGAGCCTCACAAACCTGTTCAGGGGTGATTTTCATTGTTCAACCGCCCCGCCCGCTTTGCCTTACGATACTCGTCATAAACTTTGGGGTCGTACTGAAGTTCCCCGCCGGATGCCTCTTGCAGGCGCATCGCGCGACCTTCAGGAACCAGTGCCCCCCATTGAGAAACAGCAGATGGATCAACACCAGCAGCTTTCGCTACTTTGGCTTTCGTCCCATAAAAATTAATTACGTCTGATTTAAACATCGCCCCTCCAAAATTGAGTTTTCTCAATGGTAATCACTCAAGGAATCTCAAGTCAAGGGTTATTAAGATATCTAAATATGAACGAGAAAACTTTAGGTCAACGAATTAGAGAAAGACGCAAACAGGTTGGTTTAAGTCAAAACGATTTAAGCAAAGCTGCTGGCGTATCTGGCTCATCAATTTCACTATGGGAAAGCGACCATACAGCCCCGCGTGGGCAAAATTTGCATCGCCTGGCTGAGGTATTGCAATGTTCACCAACTTGGATACTGTTTGGTGACGAGGATAAAACACCAGATCCACCAGTTGCACTCAACAGCGCCTTAGACTTATCGGAAGATGAGTTGGAGATGTTGCGATTGTATCGCGCACTTCCAAAATCAGAGCAGCAAGCACAAATCAGCGAACTCCGTGCCCGCGTTGAGAATTTTAATCGCCTATTCACCGAGCTACTAGAAGCTCGCAAACGTAACAAACATCAATAACCCCATTCACAAATTTTAAAGCCTTACATTTCAATGTATTGGCTTTATTTTGCATTAAATATTGAGTTTTCTCATCAAAAACACTTGACCAATTAACATGAGAAAACTAAATTATCATTCATCAAGACACCGCACGGTGTTCTCAGCAAACAGTTCCGCTACCCCAGCGTTAAGGGGAGATGAGGTCAGCATGGATACTATCGATCTTGGCAACAACGAATCTCTGGCATACGGCGTGTTTCCCAACCAGGACGGCACATTCACCGCGATGACGTATACCAAAAGCAAAACGTTTAAAACCGAAACTGGCGCACGTCGCTGGCTGGAAAGAAATTCAGGTGAGTGATATGGATTTCGACGCAATCATGAAAAAGGCTTACGAAGAATACTTCGAAGGCCTTGCCGAAGGCGAAGAAGCTCTCAGCTTCAGTGAGTTTAAACAGGCGCTTTCCAGTTCGACAAAATCTATCGACTAACGGGGTTAAAGATGGAATTTAAAGATTTACCTCCAGACACTCAGAAAATCGCCGCAGAAACACTGAAATCTCTCATTTTGAACGGGGAGACAGAAAAGGTAGAGCCAGCTAAAAAACTGGCTCAAGAAATCAGAGAAGCCTTTATTGCTCTTTATCAGTCTTCTCCATAGCGGCTTGTTTTTCTTCTTTTAATATATTGCAAATTGTAATAACTGAATTAGCCGCCTCTGAAGGGGATGACATTTTGCCAGCCCGAATTAACTCAACTGTTAAGTTCAAAGCTGCAACAGATGGATAGGTAAATGGGTTAATTAACTTGTCTGACATTTTATTCTCCATTGAGATTCTGGGTTAAAAATGGAGACCAACACGCTGCCACATGTGGTCGTGCGCCGGACACGGATAAGAATCCGGCACTGACAGTTTACTGAAAGGATATATCCCTGAAAAGTCAGGGCATAACGCGAAAGCGCACGGCGGTACGTATGGCGGGGTTATTCCTTCCCCCTGTTGAGGACACCGGGTTGTCAGGTTGACCATACGCCTGAGTGACAACCCCGCTGCAACAACCCATGTTGATTACCTTTTGGCGGCATCAGTTTCATTGCTGGCTGATGTCCGCCCTTTTTAAAGTGAATTTTGTGATGCGGTGAATGCGGCTCAGCGCACGCGGAACAGTTAAAAAGGCCAGTTGACTTCCGTATTGGTTCTTATGGGTGGGTTCTCTGTATCCGGCGTTAATTGTTAACTGGTTAACGTCACCTGGAGGCACCAGGCACCGCATCGACAAAATTCATTTGTGAAAATGGAGATAATTATGATCGCACACCATTTCGGAACCGATGAAATACCACGTCAGTGCGTCACCCCCGGCGATTATGTTATTCATAAAGGGCAAACATATATCGCCTCTGCAAACGATATATGCAGACACAGGTTATATATCAGAAGTGTTGGTGAGCAAAAATGTATCAGCGATTATATGATCAAAATATTTCTCGGTCGTGATGGCTTGCCTGTAAAAGCAGAATCATGGTGAGTATCAGCGCCTGAATCAACACAATATTTTTATCAGATAAAAATATTCAACATAAATTTATGTCAGCAATGGCAGGGATTTGTTCATCCTTAAATCTGTAATGAGGTTAAAACAAAATGAGTAAAGTCTTTATTTGCGCCGCCATTCCGGACGAACAGGCAACAGCAGAAGGCGCCAGACCTGTGGCCACTGCCATTGAAGCAGGCGACGAACGCCGGGCAAGAGCCAAATTTAGCTGGTTATTTCTGGAACAATACCCGGAAGCTCAGGACTGTGCTTATAAATTTCTTGTCTGCGAGGATAAACCCGGCATGGCCCGCCCTGCTCTCGATTCCTGGGATTCCGAATATATGCAGGAAAACCGCTGGAATGAGGAGTCGGCTTCCTTTGTTCCGGTCGACCCTGAACCGGATACAGAAACTGTTAACTTTAATCAGTTATCTGAAGACAAGCGGGCTGCTGTCCTTGTCAGGTTCGGTACACATGAAAACATCACCGTGGATATGGTCATCAATGCAAGCGGGCTTCTCGGCGATGACGAGATGACGACTTTTGATGGACACCTCACTGAAGCAATTATCAGGACTAAAGAAATTAACGCCATGTATCCTGAGCGTCAGACTGAGTACATCAACGATGCCAGACGTGATTTAAAACCAACAGCCAAATGGCCCGACATTCAGGCGTATTTTCTCGAACGTAAAAAACGCATGGAAAAGGAGCGCAAAGAAGGTGGAGCATATACTTCTGTTGTTGATCTCGCCCGCGCCAAAGTTAACCGGCAGAACACTGAAAACTCAGTAGCAAAAATCAACCCAGTCACTGCCGCCATTCGTCGCGAATACAGGCAGACATGGAAAACGCTGGATGAAGAACTGGCCTACGCTCTCTGGCCTGGCGATATTGATGCCGGAAACATTGACGGCAGCATCCATCGCTGGGCAAAAAATGAAGTTATCGACAAAGATCGCGAAGACTGGAAGCGCATCTCCGCATCAATGCGCAAACAGCCTGATGCGCTTCGCTACAGCCGCCAGACTATTTTTGGCCTTGTCCGTGAACGTCCGATCGACATTCACAAAGACCCTGTGGCACTGAACAAATACATTACTGAATACCTGACGACAAAAGGCGTGTTTGAAGATGAAGAAACGGATCAGAGTCCTGCTGATGTTCTCCGGTCGTCAGCAACACAAACTGATGCAGTGGAAACAGAAGTATCTGGCACCCAAAAAAATGAAAGCGCACTGGAAGCTGAACCATCTGTAGAGCGTGAAGGACCGTTCTACTTCCTCTTTACCGATAAGGACGGCGAAAAATACGGTCGCGCAAACAAACTGTCTGGTCTGAATAAGGCGCTGGCTGCCGGGGCTACTGAAATCACCAAAGAAGAATATGTCGCCCGAAAAAATGGCACATACACAGGCTTACCGCAAAATACCAGTGTCGCACAAAACTCTGAACAACCAGAGCCGGTAAAAGTTAACACGGTCGAAACAAATAAAAAAATGGAGACAGAAAATCTGCCTGATGCCGACAAAGTGCTTGCTGCATCACGTGGTGAATTTGTTGAAGGAATTAGCGACCCGAATGATCCGAAGTGGGTTGAGGGGATCCAGACTCGCGATTCTCTGTACCAGAATCAGCAAGAAACGGAACAGAACGACCAGAAAGCGGAACAAAACAGTCCGGATGCGCAACAAAATGGGCCAGAAGTGCAACAGTCAGAGCCAACAGCACAACAGGGGACTGAAAAAAGCTGCAATACTTGCAGCCGGGCTGGCGGTGGAAAATGTCCGGACTGCGGGCCTGTTATGGGTAACACAACATATCAGGAAACATTCGATGAAGAAAATCTGGCTGAAAAAGATTCGGAGAAAATGGAAAGCACTGAGAATTCTCATAAGGAGAGCGCTGGTGACGCTCAGCATGGCAATAGCAGTGATGAAACTGGCGAGACGGCAAATCCCCTAATTCCGGCGAACGGTCATCATAAATACATATCCACCAGTAACAGAATGTGGACTCATATGATGATCGACCTGGAAACCATGGGAAAAAATCCTGATGCTGCAGTTATCTCAATAGGTGCAATATTTTTCGATCCGCAAACCGGAAATATTGGGCCAGAATTCAGTAAGACCATCGATCTGGATACTGCTGGCGGTGTCATTGACAGGGACACCGTTAAGTGGTGGCTGAAGCAATCGCGCGAAGCGCAGTCTGCCATTCTGGCTGATGAAATCCCGTTAGATGATGCACTGTTGCAATTACGGGAATTTATCGACGAAAACTCTGGTGAGTTTTTTGTTCAGGTCTGGAGCAACGGAACCAGTTTCGACAACGTAATTTTACGCCGTTCATACGAACGACAGGGAATCCCCTGCCCGTGGCACTACTGCAATGATCGCGATGTTCGCACGATCGTTGAACTGGGAGGAGCCATGGACTTCGATGCCAGAACGGCTATTCCATTCGAAGGCGAGCGCCACAATGCACTTGATGACGCCCGTTACCAGGCAAAATACGTTTCAGCTATCTGGCAAAAACTGCTCCCGAGTCAGGCTGATTTTTAATGTTCAACCGTCGCCAGTTGCGGTTGGTATTCTGTAACTGGCGCTTTCCGGAGTGATAGCCATGAGCGAACAGTACCTGATAACGCTCGACGAGTGGAAACCTAAACGGTTCAGCCTCCCAATAACGAATACTACCCTGGTGAAATACGGAAAACTGGGATACATCGTTCCAAGACCACAAAAAATTCGTGGGCGTTGGCTGATAGATCGCCGGGCTGTATTTGTTGGACCTGGTGAAACGGGAATTGCGCCGGAAATTCATACTGGCGATGATGACGCGCTAAAGGAGATTTTAACTCATGTCACCGAGGCCACGAAAAAACAGCACTGATGTAGCGGGTCTTTACGAAAAATTTGATCGCAGAACCGGCAGAGTTTACTACCAGTATAAAAATCCTGTAACCGGAAAATTTCACGGACTCGGAACAGACAAAAATAAGGCAGAAAAAATCGCCACCACAGCCAATCAGCGAATAGCTGCAGCAGAAGCTGAATATTTCATGCGCAAAATTGATGAAAGTCCGTCAGCAACAAAACGTCGGGGCATCAGATTAAAAGCATGGGTTGATCGATATCTGAAAATACAGGACGCGCGACTGAAAAATGGAGATATTGCAGCTACAACTCACAAAGAAAAAGCGCGAATGGCTGCATTCCTGGTTTCCCGTCTGGGAAACCACCCATTGAAAGAACTGGAAGTAAGAGACTTTGCATTAATACTGGATGAGTGGCTGGATAAAGACATGGTCAGTACAGCAAAAGTAAATCGTGGATTGTGGGTTGATATATATAAAGAAGCGCAGCATGCTGGAGAAGTTCCTCCCGGATGGAATCCCCCGGAGGCAACCCGTAAACCGATCCCTAAAGTGACAAGAGCCAGACTTACTCTGGAAGACTGGCAAAAAATTTACAACGCAACGCCTGAAAAACATTTTATCCGCAATGCAATGCTTATTGCGATTGTTACAGGTCAGCGCCGCGATGACATTTGCCACATGCGTTTTTCAGATGTATGGAACGAACACTTGCATATCACCCAGGGAAAAACCGGAATGCGTCTGGCGTTACCGCTTACACTACGCTGTGATGCCATTGGGATATCGCTAAAGGAAGTAATTGATGGATGCAGGGACAGAATATTGAGTCCATACCTGATTCATAGTCGGCACCAGAAACAACCAAAACCAATGAGTAAAGATAACCTTAGCGACTACTTTGCTAAAGCGCGGGATCTGGCAGGAATAACTCCACCAGCAGGAAAAACACCACCAACATTTCATGAACAACGCTCCCTGTCAGAACGGCTGTACCGGGCACAGGGTATCGATACAAAAACATTACTGGGACATAAAGTCCAGGCAACCACCGATCGCTATAACGACACCCGTGGTCAGGAATGGGTTAAGTTGGTTATTTGACAAAAATAACCGTCCGGGATTATAGTCTGCGCACGCCAGCAAAATCTGGCGTCGGGATTGGCGTCCCGGATAGAAACCGCGACAGACACACGCCGCGAGCGTGTTTTTTATTGTCGTATGCGCACGCACATCTGAATTATGGTGGGCTGTGTGGGGGCACCGAAAGGTGCGCCGGTTGGTTTCCCGGTTACGCCAACCCTGCACAGTTCACCACCAGACGATTGGCGTCGTCGGTGGTGAGTTATTTAGAAACCACCAGAGGGCGTCATTATGACAACTCAAATCTCTGTTAAAACTCTCTCCCCGATCACTCATAACCAGATCCCTGTTATTACCACTGAACTTTTGGCGCAGCTTTACGGTACAGAAGCAATTCGCATTCAGCAAAATCACAAACGCAACTCGGATCGCTTTGTTGAGGGAAAGCACTTTTTCAAAATTGTGGGTGAGGAGCTAAAAAATTTGCGACTATCTTTAAGAGAGTCACAAATATCTCCCAAAACCCGCTCGCTCATCCTCTGGACAGAACGCGGAGCAGCCCGCCACGCCAAAATGCTGGAAACCGATCAGGCGTGGGAAGTGTTCGAAAAACTGGAAGACTGTTATTTCAATAAGAAACAACCTCCAGCATCGCCACAAACCACATCAGTTGCCGGTTGCTCGTTGCTGATCCATTTCAATAGCCACGGTCAGATTGAGTTCACAGAAAAAGTCCCAGCCGACGCAATGGTGTGCACCCTGGAGCGTTTTAAGTTTTATCTGGAACAGCAAGGCTGGATAGTTGCCCGTAAGGAACAACTGGTGGAGCGGTTGATGCGGTTTTAATGAATGCAAAACCCCGGCATCAACCGGGGTTCGGAGACTAATCTTGATCAGGTTCCTGCTTAGAATTTTGATCTGGCATCGTTCAGTTTTTCAACGTTAACGGATATCATTGCTCTTTGGAAATCGCTTCTGATAGCCGCAGCATCCTGACGCAAAGCGGCAACTGGATTCGCTGGCATACCATTTGCTGAAATGACCGCTGGCCTCAGGGCTATAACCGAGCCAATGGCTTGCAACAAAGCCACTCTTTTACGATTCAT